CGAAGTGAGCCAAGTCCTCTATGGGAAACGATTAGTCATCCATAGCTGCGAGACGAGAGAAGTATTCTGTATCATCATCTGATCCAGAGCTAGATTTCCCCATAGGGATATCCTGTGTCTCGTCACGAGAGAATGCAGGACGAGAAGATTTAACTTCGTCGGCTACAGTCTTACGACCAGTTGGAGCAGATTCACCTGTCAAAGACAAGACCTTTTCCAAACGGGCTTTCAATACATCGTAAGATTTGAATTCCTTATCGGAAACCAATTCTTGCAAGCTGTATTCAGATTGCCAAACTTTTTCCAATTCAGAATCGTCATCCAACAGTGGGGCTGCGGATTCGAATTCGGATTTGTCGTAGTTTTGGTAGCCATCAACTTTGCGAATCTTCAACTTGAAGTTTGCACCAGTCCACAAGTCAAATGGATTGACTTTTTCTTCGTCTGCGAAAGCTGGATTCATAGCTTCTGTCAACTTGTCAAAGATCTTCTTGCCGTAACGGAACAAGAATACTTTGCCTTCGTTTTCTGGATGCTTTGGATCGCTAACCACATAGACGTTGGAAACGTAGTTAAGCTTACGCTTTTGCTTACGAACCTTTTCTTGGTTTTCTGGGATGTTTGTGTTCCACAAGCCAGAGTTGTGTTCACAGATTGGGCACTGTTCGCCTTTTGTAGTCAAGCAGTTATCGATCAACCAACCACCTGGGCCTTGGAAGCCGTGGGAGTAAGTCTTAACCCAAGGGAGAGAGTCTTCACCGTCTTTTGGTGAAGCTGGAAGGAAGCGAATTGTCGCCATGCCATTACCAACTTTGTCAACTTCTGGTTTCCAATAGTTGTCGGACTTCTCACCTTTGTCGGTGTTAAGGGCTTCAACTGCTTTAGCAAGTTTATCCAAGCCGCCGCTGGACTGCTTTTTCATAGATGCGAATGAACTCATAATTTTTCCTTTATAAACGGATGATTTCGGTAGATACGGATGATTTCACAAAAACATAATGTATACTCTATTTATACGCAATTTAGCTTTGCGAGAATATCTAGAGTCGATGGTACATCTTGATGCCAAATGGCAATACCACCTGCTTGTTGCCAATCATCAATGATGCTTTTGGTGTCATCAATGATGATATGATTGGGTTTAGCCCAATTCTTTTTATGACGTTTTCCAGGTACAAAGTTCTGTACGAATGGAATGTCATACTTCTCTAACCAGACTACTTTCTGTGTAGAGATAGGTTCGTACTTTTCCTGATTTGCTGTCGAGGATAAGATTTCTACAGGAACACTAGATGCTTTCAATGCATTGATAAGATCCATAGCACCAGGCATTAGATCAAGTGTTTCAAATTGTTTAGTTTCAATGAACTCGTCAAAGAATGTATTGAACTTTTGATAGTTCTCTGCTTCACGGGGATGCATCTTGAATAGATCTTTGTATCGTGTGGTGAAGTCTGCAATGACACCATCCATATCCAAGTAAATACGTTCAATTGTAGTTTTCTGTGTGCTCATTTACCAATTCTTTCAGTAGTGATACAAATTTCTTTTTGTCATAATCGACAAACGGAGTGTACTTTAGTAACTTCATTTCCCAAGAAGGCCAAAGGATATCTTCATCGATTTTCTTGGACCACATCGGAAAGAAGTTAAGTATGTCATTGAGAATAACAACTGTTTCTATAGATACTTTACCCATAAGCATTTCACGAAACAATGGTGGATGTTGACCGTCTGTGACTTTCAGCATATGATCCAGATCATTGAATGTGTCTAGCATGTGGATTATATCTTCTTTGTATCGATATGTCAAGCTTTGGATTCGTTTTTTCCACTTTAAATACCGATCTTCGCTCTCTTGGTTCAAGAGTTCACCTACCCATTCGATGTTCGTATCAATGAAGTTGGAGACGTAGTAATCCCTCAACTCTTGAATTGAATATTTTCTGGATAGTCTGTAAAACTGATACTTACCTTTGTTGGCTAGGAAGTTGTCTTTGGTTAGTTTTACTTTACCATTGTACTTGAAGAAATCAAACTTACCAGCAAAGTGAAGTTTCAGGCTACTATACATCATGTATGCATCGAACCCTGAAACTTCGTTCATAGTGGCAACTTATCTCCAGTTCTAAGTTGGTTGTT